TGCAAACCCATGGCTAGAAAATGTTGCTCACTCGAATGGGTACGGAACCGTTTTGCCGCATGTAGGTGCGCAAGGCATTAACAACGCTTTGAGGGTCGCCACCGTTTACGTTGATAGTGACATTGCCACCGCCGCCACCGTTATAACGATCAAGCGGTACTACCGCCTCTGGGCCAGCCTCACCAATAAGCGCCAAAGTAGGGCCAGTAACAATGCCACCGTCCGCAAGTGCGGGGATACCGCCCGACAGCACGAAATCAACATCCACACCAAGGTTACGCTGCAAACGCTTTAACTGCTTCTCGGTCAAACCCTTGCTAGATAGACGCAACTGATACTTAGCCACAACCGCGCTAATACCAGCCACAAGAGCGTTACCAGCATCCACACCGCCCTGATAGAACTGCGTAGCGGCGTTCTGCCCCACCGATGCACCAAGGCTTTGCACCTTCGCTGTGAGGGCGTTTGCCTGCCCGATAGCGTCCGCACCGCCCGCCAGCAACTCATCTGCGATAGCACCACCAGCGTCCTGCCCCGCTGCGAGCACTTGCTGTAACGCGCCTTCGGATAATCCCGCAGCTAGTAGACGGTTAATTTTCACCGTGAAATCTTGGGTTTTAGTTACCTGATCGGTGAGGGCCTGCAAAAAGGTCTGCCCTGTTTCGGTGGCTGCATCCTTGGCGTCTCGGAAACTAAACGCGCCTGTAATCGAATCTGAAACCGACTTCGCAAAATTATTAAAGTTGTCTTGTGCGTTTTTTAGGATGCCTTTGGCGTTATCCATGGCGGTTTTAAAGTCGCCTTTAATGGTGTTGCGTAGTTCTTTAAGCCGAGCGTTTAACTGCGCTACCTTCGCTGACGCTTCCGCTGCACTCGCCCCGCCAATGTCAAAATTTGGCAAATCATTAGCAATTAACTGGTTTATTTCGTAGTTTTCTATCGCTGCCTTGGTAGCGCCCTTTGTTGCTTTTTCTTGCTTGTCAAACATCCCAGTAAGTTTTAACGTGATGCCAGTAAGAATTGCCATGCCCGCAATAGCGGACGCAATACCAACACCAGTAGAAATCTGCACGGCGAAACCAGACGCAGCAAGAGCGCCGTTTACAGCCGTAGTCACAAGCGCAATAGTCTTATAAACAATCATTGCGGCGCGAGCAGCAGCAATGGCGGTAGCCAAACCACCGAACGCAATACCAGCTGCTATTACAACTTTGGAGTTTTTCTCAACCCAGTTAGCGACGTCAATAAGCACCGGCAACGACGTCTCCAAAATAGGTAGAAACGCACTGCCAATAGCCTCGGTCGCTTCGCCCGTTGCAACATTAAGCCGTCGCATACGGCCCTCGGCAGTGTCTGCCGCGTCAGATGCTGCACCACCTGTTGTCTTGGCGACCTCTGCCATGACTTCCTCGAAAGTTGCCCCGGCGCGGATCATGGCGCGGTATTCGGGGAATAACTGTTGGAAAGCGCGCATGTTCCCGCCTGCGGCTTTAGACACAGATGCCACTACCTCGGCCAAGGGTTTGCCCGTCGCTTGGGCTATGTCCATGCTTCGAGTGAGCAGGTCTTGTGCGCTTGTCACATCGCCAGTAACGCGAGCAAGCATGCCTAAAGCCGGGCGTAGTTCATCATCGGTGATGCCTAGCAACATGGACTGTGTGCTAATCCATTCCTCGGTAGATGCGATGACCGAGTCGGTGGCGCGTGTCGTGGCTCGCAATGATCGGGCAAGTTCTGCCGAGGCGGCTTGGTCTTGCATCGCTGCTTTAGTGGCAGCGCCAATAACGACGGCTAAACCGCCCATAGCAGCTGCTGCAGGTACCGCCGCTTTTTTAATAGCGAACTGTGCTTTTTCGCTTGTGGTTTCTAACGCCCGAAATTCTTTAATGGCGCGCTGTATCGCCTTGCCGTCAAAATCGGTCAAAATGTTAATTTTAATGCTCATAAACTGCCCTGACTAATGCGGCGGTTAGTGAGTACCACTAGCGCGTTTATTACTTCTTCCATGTTTTGCTCGACCTGCGGGGCTTCTTCTTCCGCGGCGCGCCACATAATGCGAGAGGGTGGCCCAAACTTGCCCGTAAGGTTGGCAGCCATAACCGAGTTATTTCTGCGTCCTGCCATATCAAAAAGCATGTTTACGCCGCCAGCCCAAGACACATAAAAAGCGGCTAGGTCGCGTGTGACGCCATTAAACTCTTTTGGCTTTTTGGTGGTTGTTTTGGCTTTAACGTATTTGCGGGCCGTGTCGCCTTCCCATGGCAACAACTGCACACCGGACTTAGACGAAACCCATTTATTAGACATACGAGACAGTGCAACGTCTGGAATCTTGTTTTGAGCGTTAGTGACAATCGGCTGCATAATTTTGCGGGCGTTGCGCTTTAACTCGTTAGCCGCCACACGATCCACCTTGGCTAATTCGCGCAAGGTTTCCTTAACTCCAACTATTTGTGTAGTTGTGCTAACGGGCATTTTCGGCTTCCTTCAGTAATTTAACGACCGTTGCTAGATCGTTTACGTCGAAGTCTACTGCATGAGGCCACCAGCCTGTCCGAATTAGCAAACCTGCTAAAGAGTGTCGGTAGGTGCCTCGTGGATAGGGTTTTCGTCATCATTGCTCACAACGTCAATGCTTAAACACTTCTTCACGAAATCATCGAACGCGACGGGCACAGTAATTTTGTGCAGCTTGCATGACTCGTAAGCGAGATAAAGCAAGTCCTCTATGCCGATGCCGTTAGCCATGTCTGAGGCTTTGCGCTTAAACTTGCGCTCATAGGCAACCATCACATAGAGGTTGGTGGTTACTTCTAATGGGCCTTCGCCCATGTCGATGCGTAGTGTGAGGTTCACTTGGTCTCCTTAGTCGGGCTCAGAGTATGAGCGGGTTATGCGCCTGTTGTGTCTACGCTGTACACGCCACCTACGAAAGTGACATCTACGGTAGAAAGTTCGCCCATGGTGGCGTTAAGCACTGGAAGTTCTGCGAGGAACGCGCCAGTGAGAATAAAGCCGGGGTTTGTGGCGCTATCTGCGGCAGAGGTTGGCTGTACGCGCACTGTGGTGGTGGTGCCAACAAGGGCCTGCAACGATGCGTAGGTCTCGGTAGCGGCGTAAGACATATAGAGCGACAAGGTCACCTCATGGTTTCCGAGGCCCTTAACGAACTTGCGATCTGTGTCACCAAAAGCGGTTGCTTCTAACTGGTCGAAGCGGTGCGTAAGAGTTGCTGCTGTGCACTGGTTCGAGAGGTCTACCGAGTTTACGGTTACTACTGGGTTTGAGAGGTAGGTGCTTGTTGCCATTATTCTGACTCCTTGTCTTCGGTGATGTTATCACCTTTGGTCTTTGCTGTTTTGGGTTTTTCTACTTTGACAATGAAACCTGCTGCCAAAAGGGCGTCAAGGTTTACACCGCCAAGAGGTACGAACTCCTCGCCGGGGGTTCCTACACGGGGGCTAACAATCTTGTACACGGCGACTCCTTACGCGGTCTCTGCTTGCATTGAGATTAGCAGTTCGTAGGCGGGGTAGTCCGCGCCACCAATAGAAACAATGACGGGGTTACCTGACTTCACCGCCACATTCTTGGCGAGCACTTTAGACGTGATTTGCAGAATGTCTCGCAGGGCGTCAAGGTTGCCCGGGCCCGAGCCGATGACCTTTACTGGAAAGTTAAGCGTGACGATGTTGTAGTTCCACGCATCAAAAGACGGCGCGTCAATAAACACGCACGACGTGGTTATCTGACGGGGGTCTATCGCCACGGGTAGCCCTGTAATGGTCTTAAGCGTGGTTGAGAGGTCATCTATGGCCTCGTTAAAGAGGTCGTTATAGGGCAGAGGCATTACGCGACCTGTGGGCGGTTGATGCCGAGCAGCTGCAACACCATGGGGGTGATGCCGTTGGCGGGTGGAGTACCCATACCGTCAAACGATGCGAGCGCGGTGTATGACCCTTGCTGACGGAAGTACGCCGCACCGATCATAATGGTGCCTAGTGTGACGTCACCACCGGGGGAAGTAGTAAGCGAGTCTTCTAAATAACCCGCTTCGACACGGCGACGATACGCGAAAGCGTTAGCAGCTGCGGCGCACTGTGTAAGCAGAGTGGCAGCGTTCGCACTCGTAAGCGGAATGTCTAGATAGGTAGAGATAGCACTGGCGTTAATCCATGTGCACGTCTGTGTCCACGTCAAAGTACCTGTAGGTACCGCAGTAGACCACTCTAAGTCGTCTCCCTGATCGTAGAAAAGAATCTGGTTAGCGCGTTGCTCGGCGGGGTTATATAACCATTCGCCCGTGGCAGCATCGGTGCCTATGTAGGCGTTCTGTGGGCAGAACAAAACGGTGTGTGTACCGTTGAGTCCATGTCCGAGCCCAGCCAGCGTGACTGACTGGCCGGGCTCGACAGGGGTGTCTGTGAGTGTTTGTACGACTGCGTAATCGTCTAAACGCTGATGCGCGATAACGGTATAAACCGCCATGGCGGCACCTGCCTTTCGGGATTAAGCCTGTGTGATCTTGCGAATCATGCCGGGGATAGCGGCGAACGTGCTGCTGTACATGTGGTACGACATTGTGCGTCCCAACAGTGCAGGCACTTCGACCGACTGCAAGCCACGGACTTGCTCGTAGTACTCGAAAGCGTCGCCTTGACCTTGACCCACGCGAGTGATGATCATGGTCTTAGCAGCAAAGTTGCTGTCTACGACAAGCTGCAAGCCGAGTGGGTTGCCGTTCCAAGATGCTGCGTCTTGTGAGCCAAGCGCGTTCATACCCGAGAGGCCGTTGCCGATAAGTGGGAACACTGGACGTCCGTCGGTACCGATGAGTTGTCCAAGTTGTGCCCATACGTCTACGGATACGAACATGTGTGTCGGCAACCAGTTGCGACCGTTAGAGATGTCTACTGCTGAGTCGTAAACGGACTTGAGTAGGTCGGTTACGGTGCCGTCCCATACGCCTGATGCGGATGCTGCGGTAAGCAGGTTGTCTGCACAGAAGTTGTCCGATGCAATCATCGCTTCGCCCATAAGGTCATTAAGGATGAGCTGCATTGCTGCGGGGCTCGTGAAGTCGATGTCTTGTTGGGACAAGGTCACCTGCCCGGCTATGGTACTGCGCCCGACCGAATTCGCTGCAATGACCATTGTGCGGGCGGTTACGGCTGTGAGTTCTGTGGACTGCACTCCGGCGTCTGTGTGTGTTGTGATCGTTGGACGGATAAAGGTTTTTTGTGTTCCACCGTCTGGATACGCACGAGCGCCCACTGCCTCGACTACTGGACGCAAGAAGTTGAGGTCTTGCACCAATGGCCCAAGCACTGGGACTGGAAGCAAACCGGGTGTGTCTGTGGTGAGTACGTCACCAGCTGCGGCTTGCAATGCGGTGCGGTTTTGCTGTGCAAACTCTGCTACACCACGGTTGATGTTTGCGAAAGTGTCGCCACCAATGTGGTATGCAGCCATGAACTCGCCAGCCGAGGGAAGCGAAAACTGGCGCTTCGGCTGTGCGGGAATTGGTGCGGTTGGTGTTGCAGCTTCTACGACTGCTTCGGGCTGTACTGCGTCCACGGTTTCTGTCTCCTCGACTTCGGTTGGTGTGGGTTCTGTGTCGGGTTCTTGTGCTGATGCTAACACATTCTCGATAACTGCACCTGCAAAAGCGGGAATTGGCACAAGGCTTAATTCCAGCCATTCGGCTGCGGTCACGACCATGGTGCCTTCCTCATCATAAGAGAAGCGTGTTGGGTTTACTCCAACGCTGACGGAATCTAAAACGCCGTCTAAAGCGAGCGTAAGTGCTTCGTCTCCTGCGGCGGTTGCCGAGATACGAGCGGCGAACATCATGCCTTCTTCGGTGTCTACACGCTCGGTCACGAGGCCGACGGGCTGTGACGAGTCGTGATACATAAACAATTTTGGCGCTTTGCCTTCTACGGGTAGCGCGCCCTTAAGTATCTGTACCGCAGTACCATCACTGACAATAGCGGTCTCGCCATATGGCACCGCCACGCCAGTAATCGTGCGGGTTGGGTTGTCTCCTGCTGCTGCGTCAAT